TCAGGAATATCTCCTGGATACCGGCTTAACCATGAGGTCGATGTGCTGATGTTGGAGAATATGCTCCATCGCTTTATAGATGGGCATCTTCTCGATACCTGCAATCTTCAAGGCTTCCATTTTAATTGTGTTTTCAACTAACAGAAGATAATCTTCCTCCTTCAGCTCAACGTATTTTTGTGATTCAGATTTTAATTTTGCCATAATCAAATTCATTTATTTATTACCAAAATCCGCCGGAATTTCACCCCATCTTTTGTTGTCCCAATAGACCACTTCAATATCGTCGATTCTGGCGAATACCGCCTTCAGGAAAACTTCCGCCTTAAGTAACGCTGGACAACGCCTTGAAGAGGCAGTTTTCATATTCCTGTACCATGTTATAGCGGTGATGCTGTCTGAGTAGATGGTGCGAGGGCTGTCTGGGTTTGCCAGAATGTATTTTACTGCTTCTACAATCCCAAGAAACTCGCCGATGTTGTTTGTCCAGTTTCCTACCGCTATACGGAATATTTCTTTTTCTGAAAAGAGGTCGACGGCCCGGCAGCGCGTCAACCTCTCTTTTGTAGAATGGGCACCGTCTGTAGCGATACCTATTGTAGGACGTTCTTTCATCCGTTCCTCCTGCTGTCTACATAAATAAAACCGTCAGCTTCCAATCTTCTCACCAAAGCTTTCGCTTGATGGAGATAATCGGAAATTACGCCTTCCTGGTCTTTTATGTCCTTTCTGCTTTGTAAGACGGACAACACCCCTTCAATGGTGCGGCTCATTGCACTTTTCCCGTCTTTCGGATCGAAAAAAACTTTCTTGTTGCCGAATGTCACAGTCACCTGATACAGCGACTTGGGAATGATTACTGTCTCTACTTGTGCCGGGAACAATACGGGTGTAGCGGCAACGACCACATACCCGTTTGCCTTGTGCATAGGTTTCAGTTCGACAGAATAAAGAACATTTGGCTCGACTTTGCCTTTCAAGTCTTCTGAAAGAACACAAATCTGTTTGCCGAATCTTGAGTCTTCACGGACTCCCATCAATTTACGTGTTTTGGAATGCCGGGAAACAAAGCCGATAAGTTCTCCCGTACGCTCCGATTTCGCAAACTTAATCTGCGACTTTTCTGAGGTCATGCTAAATCTTTGTCATATTCAAACTATTTCTTTCAATTGACAATCTTATTTCTAATCAGTCTGCAATAAAGCAAAAGTATGAATATTTTGTCACACCGACAAAGCTTTTAAACACTAATTTTCAGTGCTTTATGCGTATATATACAGAGATTTGCGCAAGTCAATACAGCCGTTCTTCTTCCGTAAAATGGCTGAAACGCTCGTCAGTATCAGACGATTGCAGAAGGAAGCGGCATTTCCAATACCTGTAAATCCGACCGCCGTTAGGTATATAGTAGTTGATATCGTTGCTATTCAGATATTGGTTGCCTTGTTCCGTCCCGTGATGCATCCACGTGGCACATCCCGGCAAATTTGGGTTCGGGCGCACATAGAAATCCATCTTCTCCTTACCAGCCACAAAGATGTTATGAATGATGATATCATCATCAATGTGAAAGCGGTAGGCGTACAAGGCAAAATCGCAGATATCGGCATTCAGCAAATTTCCACCGAAATGAATGGGGGCCTCTTTCTTGAGTCTTTCAAAGCCATCCCTTATTCCTCCCCGGGTAGCTATTTCAACAAATTTTTCGTTTGTGACAGGTTCTGCTGTCGCATAAATTACGCGAAAACCGTTCTTTGTACTGTCGAGAACCATGACATGGTCAACAATTTCAGCAGACTTGTTAATGCTATCGTTAACGGGGTCAGGCCCATGTGTGAAGCAGGACTTGAAGATGGCGACAATGATAACGACCGTGACAAGCCAAGTCCACGGCCCGATTGCAGAAGAAATGAAAACAAATTCATCTGCCTTTTTCCTGAATTCTTTCATTGAACCTTGAGAACGTGGCGACCGGATGCGCCCCGGACCTCAGACACACAAACTTTGTATCCAGCATCCAGCAGCCGGTTTCTACATTCTTCCATAGACGCTTCGGGTATTCTCGCTGCCGGAATCCCCGCCGTCGTCATTGTGAACAGAGGCACATCCGCGATCCGGGCAACTGTTTGGGCATCGTCAAAATACATCTCATAGAAGTCTCCCACATGGAACAAGACAACAGCCTCGGAACCGTGTCTTTCCTTCATACGACCATAACACAGACGGATGTTCTCTTCTTTCTTCATATATGTATAATATCTGTTTTAGAGCCAAACAAAGGATATGCCTGTAATCTGTTCAAAATAGGTGGAATAGCTCCGTAAATCATATACAGACAATTGATGTACAAATATACAATAATTTGCGAAGCTCCATTCATATCTACTTATATTTTGCAGGCCACCTCCCTTCTTTCAAGTTGTTCTTTCAGAGCGGCCAACAGATCATCCATCGAATTGATGTCATGTTGTTTGCCGCACGGTTGTCCATGAAACAGTGGAGTGAACACCAAATTGAAATCCTCTTTGATGGTTATTCCCCCCAACAAGGTAATACCGGCCTTGATACGATAATATTCGCCATACATGGCGTAGGTATCGGTTGTCGGTTTGAACCCATAGCCGGGCAACAAGTCCGGGAGCTCGTCAAGAATAGGTCTGAGTACCTCTTTTAGAAAGTTGGGAGATTTGCCGAGTTTGGCCTTCTTTTTCGGGTCCGTCCCGATTTCTTCGATACGCTTGTTGAACGCCACGAAGCGTTCCTTGTAATTCTTGGTAAGAGTTTGAATATTCATTATTGCGAGTTTGTTAGTTGAATTTTTCCTTCCAAGAAAAGCTTCTGCTTATACCGTCTGTATTCTCGAACCGACTTGGTTAGCTTGGCTCTATCTGGCTTGTACAAGCCTTTGGCTTTTCTTATTTTAAGTTGTTGTTTGTTCCGATTCTCCTCTTCAGGGTTTACTATAAAGGTAATCAGCCGCCTGCTGACTCCATACTCTTTGGCCAATTTGCGCTGGCTGATGCCGGTTGTGGCGTATCGGAAAGCTATTTCCGACTTCTGCTCTGGCGTCAGTTTCTGGCGCCGGTCATATTGTGACCCCCGAATGATTATTTTTTCACTTTTGTATGGCATGTTTTTACCTGGTTAGTCTTCTGTGACGCAATGGTAAATACGCAGTTTGGTTTCGAGCGGAAGTGCCATCCAGCAGTTGCATATTTTATCTTGCGTCTCCATCGCATCCTCATTATGGTAAATGGAGCCAAATTCTCCCTCAAAGACGGCGGCAAGATCAATTCGTGTGTCATCGTCCAGATCATGCCACCATCGGCACATTCTCTCATATTCTTCAATGTCTGCCACAAGATCCGGCATAGGCGCTTGGCAAATAAATTCCGCTTCATCGCCACATTCCGCCTCCCAGAACCCTTGTTCGCATAAATCCCGCTGTTCCTGGCACACACGCGAGACAAAATTTTTCAACGCCCTTTGAAACAATTTCCTTTTCAGTTGCGCATACGCGGTCTCAGTCTGCCCATAGTCACGGCCTTGTTTTTCTTCCAGTTCCTTCAGTTGGGCATAGTCAGGAGCATTCTTTTCTTTATCCAGATAGCGGTCAATCAGTTCCTGATCGCTGTCCGCCAGAATCAATATATCCTCCATCATTCCTACTTTTAGTTTGTCTGTTTACTGTCTTTCTCGCAAGTCATCGGCCGTCAGCCGTCGCAGGCAGGCGACGGAAATCACCTGCTCGTCATCTTCACGAATATCCATTACCTTTGCCGTGCATGCATTTTCATTCCATTCCAGCGCCTTAACCTCAAGTATCATTTGCCTGCGATATTCCGCAGCCTCGTTCCCACAGGCAAGGCGGATGGTTTCCACGGCATCATCGGTAAGCCGGACCAGGTCCCCTTCACGAAAGGGTGAATCCGGAGCATCCTGAACGGTAATCATCCTCCAATCTCCATGTCCATCATGATCCTCCATGCCGGCCACATAAGCGTCGTACTCGGCCTTGGTTTCAAACTCTCTGACAGTCACATAGCCACCGGACTCTTCAAAGTTGTTTCCCGGTATTTTCCCCGTGCGCTCGTACAGTTCCACTGTTTCTGCTCCAAGCAATACTACTGCTCTTATCATGATTGTAATTGAATGTTTTGTTTAGATGCTGATGTGAAAATCGATGTCCTTTGCGTCGAAGTTGGTCCGATATTTTGCGTTGTACTCTTCGATGGCTGTTCCCGGAATATAGGTCTCTCCGTTTATTTCATAACGTCCAGCTTCCAGCAGTTCCCGAAGAGTTTCCGTATCGCCTTCCAGGATTTTTTCTATCTCCTCACGGCTGCCTTGGACGGTAACTCCGAGGCGTAGCCAGACGGCCTCCCCGTGCGCAGTGTCCGTATCTTCCGGTTCGTCCTTGTGGCGTATGATCCGGTAGTCCGTCCATCCGGCGGCAGCGTTCGCTCCGGCAACGTAGGCATTGTACTCGGCCTCGGTTCTGAACGCATTCTCGTCCGCGACGCCCCCATTATCCTGCAGCCACTCTTGGGAAGGCAGTTCTTTACTCTCGTCGTATTTTCTCACAGCGCCCTCACCGAAAATCATGGTTATTTTTATCATGTGTCTTGGGGTTTTGAATGTTTATTCGTACAATCTTTCTTTTTGACGTTTTTCCAAGGTCATGCGGAGATACTGCATCAGTTTCCCGCAGGGACACAAGGCATGTTCCCGCTGGCGGACATAGCTCAGGTCTCCATTTGAGAGGATCATGCCCTCGGCATTGAGATAGAGGTCGCCATAGACACAGTTTGCCTCCGTAAGGTAAATCTCATGAATGGGATTCGGAATTCCCTCCGTGCTGCGGCCTTCCCGGAAAAGGGCAACATGCTCGGCCTGCCCCCGAACTCCAAAAAACGGATACGGCGAGAGCGCCGCGATGGTGGCGGCATGTTCCCTCGCATCGTGGAAACGGTCGTCGCTCATTTCGAGCATGTGACCGGAGTACGCCCCTTGTTCCTTTTCCTCCTGGTATTCGTACAAAGCAGCACAGGCTTCTATGAATTCTGAGGAACGGGACGCGGCCGAGCCGTTGGTTACGATATAGAAATTATTGACCGTAATGCCATAGGCACGTACCCGGTTGAGTATATGGCGGATGGCTCGGACGTTAAGCGACGGCTCACCACCCGTGATATTGAAATGTTGGATATGCCTGACATGCCGCAGCAAGGTGCTTATATGTTTCAAAGGAATATCCACATGCTCGGCGTCTCCCCGCATACAGTGGGCACAGCTCATGTTGCAGCGCCGGGTAATCTCGATAGAAAGATTTTTAATATAGAGCTCTTTCATGTTCGTCACTTGGAAGTTGTTTTAAGAGATGTTTTATATTTTTCCGACCAGTTTGCAGAAAGCCTCAAAGAGTGCTTCGGTATATAAATCCCGGGCCGGGACCATACGGACACCTCCGCTTTCATATTCCAGCTCGACATACAATTCCTCGTTGTCCACTGCAAAGCCGCAAACGCAGCAGGGGCTATGGTCTTCGTCGCAGCCCCGCACGGAGTACCCCTCGACTGAAAACTTTCCCTCATCGAAACAGGAGACGATTTCCCGCATCAGCTCCAGCGCGTCTTTTCCCAGCATGTGATAATGTTGTTCCAGTTTGTCAAGCTGCAATCGGTCTTCTTCCGATACCGGACAGGTAATCTCCAACTGTTCCGAAGGCAACTCGACAGTCTCTTCCCCGTTCCCTATTTTCACGATATTTTGAGCGTAATCTACGGCATGCACATCGTACTCGCCGGATTTTTCGTGGACAGGATCGTCCCACCACACTCGTTGTCCTTTCTTAAAAGTTATCATGTCACATCATTGCTTTTTCCTGTTGAATTCTGTCCGCAACTTCCGCCACGATTGCTGGATCCATAGGGCACGGGCGTGGGGAAAACGGGTTGTTCTTTACCTGGCGAAGTTCCCGAAGGGCGCTTTCTTCTGCAGCTTTTTCATCCATGCCCTGATGCTTCCAGAAATTGAGACAGCCGGTGAAATGTTCCTCCAAAATGCGGATTTGTGTTTCTCTGTCCAGTTCCATATGATCACTTTCTTTTTACAATACGCAGGTTGTCATAACCTATCGTTTCCAGTTCTGCGAGCAATGCACTGTAATCTTCCTCACTGGCAGGTGTTGTCGAGTCAATCACCTGTTTATAGTACGCGGCGCCGTGCTGCCCGACATGCATGTATGAAGTTACAGAACCATCCTCGGACCAAGGGATGTCCGGGAAGAGGGCGATGATTTGTCCATCAGGGTATTTTCTAAAAACCGCCCTCGTCATTTTGTCCGCAGATTTCCGATTCGATTTCATAGTTCCCATAGTTTCTGAATTCATAATCCACCTCACTGACAATCTCTTCCACGTCGTCGTCCGTGATTTCGTCCACGTCCGGATTAGACAAGTCCAGACGCACGGTCAGGTATATCGTTCTTGTTGCCATAGTCGTTCGGGTTTGCTATCATATACAATGGCCAATGAAGTGGAACACATCGGCATACTGCTCGGCATGAACATAGAAACCAGCGCGTTTCTCACCGGTCTCCGCATCTATTCCGTCAGCAGTCAGATGGTCTACTTCAGACAGATACACATCCGTTAACTTGATTCGCGGCGTATCGTGGCGTCCATACAAAGTGGTCGTGATTGGGAAGTTGTTGTCATCCTGTTCCTCCTCTCCCGAAAGGTCAAGAGAAATACGGCCTTTCTTTTTCAGCAGTTCCAGCATGAACTGAAGGATATCCTGTTCTGCCTGATTCAGCCGCTCGTTCAACTCCGCGTATTCCTTGTCTGTGCGGTCTGCTTCCAATGCCGTCAACATATTGTCGCGGATACTTACAAGCCAACAGGGATTTCTTGTCGCCAGGCTCATTTCGCTGGCGTAAATCGTAGACTCTTCACCCTCGATATTATCGTAAACCTTCAAATAGAGGTCATCATCGCTCAGCCCGACATGCGTCACCATCTTTTCCGTCCATGAGTCAAAATGCCCATTATAGTCAAGAACATAGGTGGCATCTTCCGGTCTTTCGTCGTCGATTTTCAGTTCGAGTTCATCGAGATTGTTTTCTTTCAGCAGTGAAATGATCTCATTTTGCAGGGCAACACTTAGGTCGCTGACTTCCTGCCAAGTAATGTGCTTTTTCATCATTCGGATTTTTTCAAGAATAGAGAGATATGATTGGGGGTGTTTGAAACTCGCCACTTAAATAAAAAGACCGCCACAGCTAACGGGAGCCGTGACGGTCGGTCATCATTATGGCATTTGATGAACATTATTCCAAAATCTCGCGTTCCGTGATTTTACAGTTTCGCGCATCGAAGAGTATGTAATAGCTGACTTCCGTTTCCTCGTCTGTGAAACAGAGTCCGTCATATCCTTCGTATTTCTTCTTATCAACCTCATTGTTGGCGATCAGTTCCGCCCATTCCTGTGGGTCTGTAATGAGATACGGATGCTTCATGTGGATTCGGGCATGTATCAACACAGGAAGGTCATTCGGCCCAATACCGCCATTTTTCTCATCGTAAGCGTATTCTTCCGCCTCTGCACGGTCGTCGGTAAAGTGGATAGTCTGGTCACCTTTCGTGAAAAATACAACTTCGGGGTCAGGGGTACCGTGATACACATCCAGCAAATCCTCATAGTACGGAACATTCTGGCCGTTCACGGCAGCTTCCAATTCTTCCCACCAGGCTTCATTGTGGCGTTCATTCTCGAAGTCGATATGTTCCTCGTCATCCAGCTTCAAACGAGTTCGTGTTTCCACATCCGTCTGAGTTATGATTTCCTGCATTTGCTCATCAGTTACATCCTCCGTACAGAAAGGCTCGGGGAGAGACTCAAGATCACGTCTTGACAATTTGGAGTCCCCGTAAGTGAACTCCTGATCATAAAAAGCGTCATCGTGAACAGATGGGGCCTCCTCCTCGGGCAACAAATCAAGTGACACCTGCGAGCAAATATAATTCTCGTCTCGGCCCTGTGTCTGACCAAAAGCCTCGAACTGATCCAAATCCTCGTTTTTCAGTCGGAACCGTATCTGGTTACGACGTAAATATTCAGTTGCTTTCTCCTGTGAGGAAAATGCTCCGATTGCCTCCATAGAACTATATGAATGCCAAGCATCGCATTTATATAACATGCAGACATGTTTTTCCTCGTCCCCTTTATGGCGCCCTGATGCTTCCCTAAACTCGTACAAGGCGTTATCTATACTTCCGAATGCATTTCTGATTTTGTCTTCCAGGGTGATTTCGCATCCCATTTTCTCAAAGTAATACTCAACAAAATCAACAAACTCCGGATTGTTCATGGCGCATTTTGCCTCCTCGTCCTGTGTGGAAAGTGCGATATCCACACCTGTAAAATCATCCATGCTCGGCTTATGATTGCCTTCATTATACTCGTCCTCGACAATGCACACTGCAAGGCCGGCGCTTTCCGCTTCCACCTCGATGGTCTTGCAGAAAGTCTCTTCAATAGCTACTTTATACTTCATATAATATTCAGTTTTTTCAATTCTTTTCTGTATGAACTTAAAGAAGGTTTATACCCAATCTCATTGACTATCTGCCGCATTTCCCGGATGCTGTAGGACTTATCCATATCCAGCCCATAGTCCGTAGCGAAAGAAGTCATTCCTGCATAGCAGAAGCCTAATTTCCGGTGCAGCATATCGGCGCTGTATTTGACGCATTCGTCTGCCAGTATGGTCGGGACAGCCATACCCCGAATCTTGTATTTCATTCCTGCAAGAAGATTCTCACACTCATCACAGTGATAGGTCAGATCCCTGCGGCGGGCACAATACCCAATCGTCTGCCCCATAAACGTGTTACGGAAAATCTCGGTGCGGTTTACATCCTTGATCTTTTCAACGCCATAGTAGCACAAGGCCTGAACGGCACGGAGTGAACTGTCCACTTTCGGCTTGACAAATTGCGGATCATTATCACTGACAATCTTCTCCAGCCATGTACGATGAAATGTAAGAACCGGAACGTCGAACACCTTTTCCGGAGTACAATATCTCGATTCGGCACGTGTCATCATCAAATAGGGTTTATCAGTCCGGCCCCAATCCTGGGTATAAAAGGCGAGATAAGTATTGCCAATCTTACAATATGAATAATCCACTTTGGCATTCTTCAATGAAAGGAGACTGCATTCACCTCCATAAAATTCTTCGGGAAGCCCGGTCTGCTTTTTGAACTCTTCCAAGTAGAGCTTTGGGACTGCATCTTTATAGGATGTGTCCCTATAGCAACGCTTTGCCATCTGCGGAGTAATGAAGCGTTTGGCAAAGGAATAGACATTGAATGTACTATAGTTGAATGCCGCCTGCGTATTGGCGGAAGTCTGAAATCTTTGTGGCATCTGCCTGAACCAATAGAACGACGTTCCATGTTCCATACAGTAGTCGACAAACTCCTGTGTCCACACACAGTCAGGGAACTTCGGGCAGGACGAGTTCCTTCGGATAAAAGCTTTGCAAACTTCAGGTGTAAGTAGTTGTTGTTCGACTCTTTCGTTGAAATACGTGTTGTCTGACCTTCCTCTGTTTTCGATGGCGATAATCAGCCGTTCAGGAGTTTTGAATTGTCGTGGTAAATCTAAAAACATGTAAGGTGCCTTCTTGACCAAACAATCGGCCAAACGATCATCCAAAAAAGGAAGATAACGCTCGAAAGCTGCGCTTTGATATACATAAGGGTTCTGGTACTCTGAGAGCAGCAATGCGCAATATAATGCCTCGTGAGAGATATATTGTTCCGGCACTAACGACAAATCGCGCTTGGCAAGTTCCATGTAGTACGTTTTATTTTTGTACTTATGTGGAATCAACTTGGACAACACTTTACATTCAGCCTTCAATTCTCGGAACATGCCCAGATAGAAAGACCTGGTTTTCACGCTCTCTGGGACGTATTTTAATACGATCTGCATCCTGCGATAATCCCCCTCGTTATCAACTTTGTAACTACCGGAAACTATCTTATTATTCAACGCGATGTAAGCAAGTTCAGCATCCCATAATGATGCAGGAATGTAAGAAAGAATATTAAAATGCCCGCTGCCGCAAGACACCGCTCTCTTGGCAATCTCCTTGGATATGAAGCTTTCAGGAAAAGCCTTTATGTTGTTAACGTCATTCTTGAAAGCGAACTCGCAAATTTTCCGTGTCCGCCACTCAACCGGAAGTCTTGCCAAATCGAAGGAACTCCAGGTCTTTATGTTGTTCCTTATCAGATTATCAACCATTTCCATAGTCAGAAATCTGCTGGGGATATAGTTCAGTGCGTCGATGTTGTTGCTTTCAATGGCAGCCTGTGCTATTTCGGGCGTGAACAAATAATCAGGAAGCGTGCGGATGGCACTGATGATATCGCTTTGCATGGCCTTAGGATTTTAAGTTGTACGGGCGGATAATTTTCACAAGTCTTTCTTTACGAAACACATAGAGAGTCCACTTAACTTGGTTGGCATATTCCTGGAGCTGCGACCAGGAATTCGGTACGTTAATTTTTTCAAGACCGTATCCTCCTTCCACATAGACTGAGAACATTCTCATGTCTTTATGCGCAGGAAAGAAGTTAAACCATTCGAGGCGGGTACACTCACCGTTAGTGAGTAGATACCAGATACCGTTGTCGTATAACAGGCAATGGTCGGCCATGTGTGCGAATGTCTCCACGTTATCTGCAATTCGGGCAGAATATATGTTTCTGTCGCCGTTCCCATCCCGTATGAAGGAGCGGCAATGTACCGTGTCCGATCTTACCCATTTGCCGAAAGGAGAAGGGCCCAGGACATTGATATCTCCGAGTGAAAGCAATGCGTCAACGCGTCTGTCCAGGCTATAAAAGACTCGGAGTTTTTGAGAAATCTCATCTATGGTGTTTTCGAGGTACGCCTTGATATGGCGGACATTCCCGTCCGGCAGCACCTTGCCGATTTGAAATAGGCTCATAATAGTATCAGTTATGCTGTTGTTGGTAAAGAATAGTCCACCCTCGGAGTTTGCGATTGACAGACTATTGATTTTATATTTTTATGGACATGTAAACTTTGTCAATGTCCTCCTGTGCCAGGCCGATATAGCGCCTTGTGGTTTCCAGGTTGGTATGGCGGAATATCTGGTTGAGCAGTATCAATGATTCGGCCGAGCGGCCCATCAGCTCATAGACATAACGACCGAATGTTTTTCGGAAAGAATGTGTGGAGAAGGCTCGTACCGGAATTCGGTACTTGACCCGATAAATCTTGAGTTGGCGATTGATATGTTCCAGCGAGTAAGGGGTCTCTGTTCGCGGATTGGCAAAAATGTAGCTGTCGGTGGCCGGCCGGCCGAGCTTTTCATAAAGCCCGGCCGTCTTTTCCACAACACCGGCATTGAATTTCACCTTGCGGCTCTTTTGTGTTTTCTGCTCAATCCTTACCAGTTCTTTCTTCCCCAACACATCCTTCCATTTGAGTGTACGGACGTCCGAAGCCCGGAAAGCCGTACAGAACGACAGCCAGCAATAGGTCTCCCCAAGATATTCCCCGTCTCTGTCCAATGCATCCAGCAGACGCAGGAACTCCTTGTAAGGCAGATAGTCGGCTGTCGTCAGTTGCCCCTTGATGCGTGTCATCAGGCCTGCGGAAGTTTGTCGGAAAGGAGCAACTCGGCAAAGGCCCCGTTTTGGGGAATCATGGCCGGGAAATCCGTCTTTCCAGGTTTGTAAAGTTCCGTGGCTACGTTGTACACGTCCCAAGCGGTAATTCGAGTTTTCTCTTCGGCGAGTTTCAGCAGATCTTCGGTAAACATGGAGATTTGCCCCTGATTCAACGGGTAAGTCTCCACCTTCGAGGAGAGGCGCTTGTCGGCACTGTCGTGGGAGACACGGAGAACCGTCAGCAGACCAATGACCGCGTAGAGTTCCAGCGGTGTCATCACCTTTTCCTTCAGGCGGCGGATGCGGTCGCGGTCTTCGGTCATCTGCGTCTCGAAATTCGCCATCCACTCATCCACGCGGGCGAACAACTCTTCCGTGGTCACCTTGTTCTTGCCATAATTGGACACACAACGTTCCGGGGAAAGAATACACTGGTTGTGGCAGATTTTTACGCAAGGGCCGATGGCGGCCTGGATGCCGTCCTGATGGAAAGCCACAACCAACGTGGTGGTCAGTTCATCGGTTTCCCAATCCTTGATACGGATAGTCGTGTAGACACGTCGGAGGATATGAGCCTCAACCGCATTGGGTGAGAATTTTTCTTCCACCTGCGGCAGTACCACCACGCCGGGTTCGTTCTTGTTCTTGTTCTGCGCGGCAAAGATCTCTTCCACTTCGTAGTTCAACTGGTGTTTGCCGCAGATGTCCATCATCTTTTCGATGACTTCATAGTGGTACAATCCCTTGAGAGGCTTGCCGTAAATGTCGTTTTCCTTGTACGTCCGGCGAAGAGTGTCCAGACTCATCGTCTCAATGTTGTTGTTCTTGAAATCGAACTGCATGGGAGCAGTTACTGTTGCTACATTTGCCATAATGATTGATTGTTAAATGGTTAATAATAAAAAAGGCGGCAAGCCTAAACTTGTCGCCCGATAGATTTCATTGTCTGATTTTATAATCTTTTTTCCAGTAGTTTTCAATAGCCCACGAACTGCAATGGATGCATTTTTACCTGTCTACCCAATTTTTATGGTCATGCATGTATACCTCGAAACAAAAGTATGTCACATAATGTGCGATGTTGGAAATCCACAAGTCGTAAGTCTCGTCATACCACTGTTCACCGTCTTCCTCGTCGGTCAATTGAGGCGGTACGTTCGTGCTCACATAATCATAAGACACCTCAATGACATCCTCATAGGTGAGTTCGCACGGGTTGATTTCTTGTTCCTCAAAATATTGCTGTATTTTTCGTTGTGTCTCCGGTTCGTTCGTAATGATCTGGGGAAACCCGCTGGAATCACAATAGAACCGGAGGTAGGATGATGAAAACCCCTTCCGTTTCATCTCCTCCTGGAAAAGTGGAATCAGTGCAATCATACTTTACCGTTCTTGTAGCGGGCCGGAACCCAATAGGCAGAAGAACCAAATTTCTCCAACGCTTCCTCGTCCTGTATGAGCTCACACTCTTCGTTTCCTATGTATTCCTGAGAGTCGGGCCAGCATATCGCCCGGTAACATTTTTCCGGATCGGGAGATTTTCCAAACTTTCGGATATATTCCCATACGGGAACATAACGGGCACCGTTGTCCTCACTGTTCCAGCAAGGGAATCCGATTCCTTCCTCTTCGAAACAGGAAGCATCTTCAGGAAATTCGGTCTTTACGAAGAGACCATCGTCCCAGACCATGCTACAGTCACCGCAATGATAAAGGCCGTCGTTTATATCGTATTTCACGGTCTCTGACTGACATTTGGGGCAACGTAGGATTTCTTTCCTCGGCAGACCCATGCTGTCTGCAATGATTTCCATACTATCCCAGAATAGCTGTTCGCAATAGTCATCGCCCATTTTGTCAGCCAATTCTTCCATTTGGGCATCCGTAATCTTGTCAACATCAAACCCTTTTGCCTGCAAGTCGTCCCGATGCACAGAAGTGATGGGGAAATATCCATCAGAGAGCCTTTTGAGAAAATCAACTTCTTCTTCCGTGGGTTTTTCCTTTGCACTGAAATAGTCACGCAGTTGATTAAATAATTCCTGTACCATTTCTGTTAATTTAATTATCTGTTTCCAAATCTTATCAATCATAATAATGAGGGAAGCCGCGAGACTCCATGTATAGCTCAGCCCGCAACCTTTCGTAATATAGATCCGCATCGCCAAGCCAATTGTCAAACGCGCCCAGCAAATCGGTGGAGTCGCTAAACTCTTCGAGCCGATTCCAGAAATCATTCTCAAAACTTTCCAGCTCGTAATCTCTCGGGGCTCTTTCCCGGCGGATTATTTCCAGAGCTTCATTCCGTTCCATTTTCTTTATACATCTCTCCTTTCTTGGCGGCGTAGAAATTGTCGATGGCGGAGATGTAGTCCGTAGTATACCAGTCCGTGTCGGTTGTCTTATGAACAAACTCAAACGCCCAGGCGATAAGTTCATTCACGACCTCGCGTGAGTCCCTTTCTTCCCAAAGTCCGTCCGCCCCCGCATTATAGGCCAAATCCACGAGCGCTTCCATGGCACGCCTGTTTCCGTTCGCTTCTTGCCCCTCGGTTTGCAGCCAGAGTTCCACGTCCGCAGCATCTTCCTCTATCGTACCGTTATGCAGACATACACATTGTCCGTCTCCGTTGTGGCAGACGAGTACCTGACGCCGGGTATCCGGGCAGATGCGTACCAGCACCTCTCCGGGCGCCAGTTGTTCGCAACTCTGTTCGCAGAGCATCGCTGGAAGAGCCTTGGTCAGACGCTGCAACATTTCTTTTTCTTCCGGGGCAAGGGATTCTTTGTCGCTCCAATATCTTTTCAGGTCATTCAATAACTGATAGATCATATTCCATCTTGATTTTGTTTCCAGATTGCTCTTTTCTCATCGTAGCTTTTTTCGTTCCACCAGGATTCACAGGCATCTACAAAAGCCTGATTCCCTTCTTCTGCCGGGAAATCCGCCTCCCGGAAACCGGTAATACGTTCCATCTGCCTGAAATCCGTACTGTCCCACCAGGCTTGCATCCGTTCCTTGAATTCCCGAAGCGAGGTGAAATGCAAATGATCGTCACATTCACCGCACCAGTTGTCGTCCTTGTCGTACTCGGTAGCACCGATATATTCGTGTGTATTGGGTTCAACCCATACAAGCTGCTGGATGTCGAGCGAGCCGCACTCGTCGCAGACAAGAATCTCCTCGTCATTCTGAACCAGAAAACCGTACTCGGTCAGCCAATGGGTAATTACTACAAGACCTTCAATCTGGATTGCGTCGATAGGCAGATAGAAGTTTTCTCCGGACTCGCCGTTTAGCGTGCAATAGAGCGCACCTCCTTTCATGAACAACCCATACAGGGTCGCCGCCTCATAACCCCCATATCTGGCGAAAGCAGAGCTGTCGTAAGACACCACGATCGGCGATTCATCATACTCCTTGTCTTCGTTCTCATTGAGGTAAAACGTATCGATGTATCCCTTGTTCCGTCTGACGGTATCAAGAATAGAGCTGGTCAGTTGTTTACGGATGAGGGTTAGTTGGAACAGGTATCCATCCCGGCGAATCCGCCGCCGGATTTCCTGTTCCAAAACGGGACGTGCCCGTTCAAGCATCTGACGAAGGCTGCATGTCTGCGGACACGATTCGTCCAACGAGGCACATCGTTCACGGATGACCAACTTGGTTATACGATCATATTCACTATTTACCAGCCTGTTCCACTCGTCCGCATTGGATGACTGCGGGAAGTAGCAGTTAGGCATATAATTCTTTGCCTGCCGGACAACAGATTCTTCAGAATGTATTGTGGAACAGGTCCCCATATTGGTGTTGGACTGATGTTCATGTTTCATATTGACTTCAATTGTTTTTGTTATTGGCACGGTTCTCAGAACCAGGAGATATGCACCTCCGAGTTCCGCTGGTCGCTGTCGTTGATCAGCCGGTCAAGTACCGTGATGAATTTCTCGCGGCCAATTCCGGCATTCTTGAGCTGTTCAAGAAACGCCTTCTCGTTTTCCTGGTACTCTTCGTCCTGTTCGACGATATGGTGGCGCAATTCGACCAATTCGGAGCGTCCCACCTCGTAATCTTCATCGTAGATATCTTCTGCAGAAGTCTCTACGTCAAACATCTCGAAAATCCGATATAAGGCGTCCTGCGCCTCATATCCAATCATCCCCGGATATTCGTATTGGATATCATAAACCGAGCATACATGCATGTTCCAACTCATTTCTTTTCCTCCTTTGCTTCTTCGATTTGTTTTCTGATAAAATACAGTTCGGCGTCCAGGCACCGGACTGAAGTCTCGTTGTTTTTAAGTTTCATATAGTAGGCGTAAGCCTCATTGTAATCGGCATTAACGCCTCTTATGAAAGAGTCTTGGGCATCCCGGACGGCCTCAAAAGACAAGTCGTATCCCAGAAACTGCCCCATAAAATAGGATACCTCATGGCCGTACTCGCCATTGCGGGTCTGCACGGCTTCGGCATGTACTCTGTCGCAATATGCCCCAAGCGAATGTATGACTTCCCGTATATGACGTTCCCGGTATTCATAGGCAAAGAACCTCACATATCCCTCCTGCTTGTACCGGGCAGTCTTTCCGGCATAATACTCGTACCAGGTGGCGTCGCACTTGGTGTGGCGTTGGTGAAGCCGGAAGATTCCGTACTCTTCGCCAATCCATGTAAACCGGCTGATTATTTCAACTTTAACCGTTTCTTGCCAGCAATCCCTCCAGTTCAAGCGGTCTGTCTCCGAGAGAGGCGTGTTGGACTGTTTGGTGATCCACTCCCCGAAGCCCTGTCGTGTCACATTCGGGAGGGAGGAGGAGATGGCGTTCCATGCCTCATTGCACGCCTCATCCAAGGAAGGGAATCCTTTCGGAAACCGCTCCTTGTCCATACCGTCCCTGAACAGTTCGTTCCAGTTCCTGTCGCAGATGATGAGCGTGACATCATCCCTTAAATAGCACTCTATCTCACAATACCCATAGGGAGCATCAGCGAGCACGCCCCATTCATGTGGCGTGAATCCGTCGTTTCTTGCCAGGAAGCGTCTGGGTTTTCCCTTTTCGACCAACACTTCCCATACCTCCATACACCGACCTCGGTCGATGTGGTGTAACCTTACCTTCAACTCTTTCATGGCTCGTCAAATGAATAATCCATGACGTCAAGCTCCGTACCGGCCGGCTCCATACAGGGAATCGGGTCGCAAATCAGAGAGCCGTAAAAGTTGACAGCCACACATCCGTTTCTTAAGGAGGCAATATCTCCCCAATCCTCATCAGAATGCCGGAACTGATAACACTTCTTTCCGGCGGGAATTGTTTCGGGAGTGATGCGCAGATCCACCAACTCACCCTCCACGCTCACCCCATTCCCCAGAGTGATGCTTACAGGCGTTTTTTCCTGTTCGTTATAGTCGTAAGTCATTATCTCTGTGTATTTAAGTTAGTCAATGTCATATCCGATGAAATGTTCATCGTCGATAAGAATATAGTAGTACCCATTCCCACAGTTGCGGTATTCCTTACAGAACCCGGCACGCAAATCGCCTTCCCGATAACCCTCTTCTGCCTTGTTGCAGGGTTCCACCCAAAGAGAACCATCATATCCCCTGAAATCAAAGCGAGAGGAATAAAAACTTTTACATCTTCGAACTGCATCCCGGAACTGGTCTGCCACATAAGGCCCACACCATTTTTCCACCGCGGCAAGTGAGATAACCTGACCTTCGATGGTCACGCCTGTCGTAACTCCATTTTCATACAGACTTTTTGAAGGGTCGGCCTTCATTACCTTTCGTTGGTAAGGGCTTGAGAAAGTTGCCCTGGCCGCCATCTGCTGGTACTTTCTGACCAAACGTCGGTTCTGTTCTTCCGGACATCTTGGCAGGCGTGGATAGCATATCTTCTCAATGGTATTCCACGCGCCAAATGAATAGCCGCATACTTTTTTCTTCGGGGCCACGATTCCGATCTGCCCCTGGTCTCGGTTGATGAACAACCGTCTTTTCTTGCCGCCGATTATCACATGGAGTGACGGCGGGTTCTGCGGGTTGCGCAGGTATTGTTCTGCCTCATGCATTGTTTGTTTCCTCCCTGTCCGGTCATGCCACCATATGGCTGATGCCGTCAATATATGATTTGCAATCTTTTACCATCTCTTTCATAGCTTCATCGCCATAGAATCCCCAGCAACTGTCTACGACCTCCGTATCATCATCTTCCGGGGTGATTTCGTAGCCGTAAACCGACCCGGTGTAATAATTATCAAGCTCTTCGATTTCCCCTTGCAGGTATGCTTCAATCCGCTTCCGGCGAGTTTTCGTAACGTGTTTCCAACCAAACTCCTTCCGTATTCTTTCCAGAGAAACGGCGATGATGCCAAAAAAGCCCGAATCCCACGGGCAACTGAAAGGAGAGGTGGCGATGGTTGCACCACCATGCTCATAGAGGTAGACTGGCAGAGCAACATATTGTTTCAAGAACGAATCCCTGAAGTCTCCAATTCGCCCCTCGAATACCTTGTTGATTTTGAAATTCGCATGAAAGTCTTTTTCGGGCTGATAGTGGCGATGTGCTGTATACAGTGTCCCCAGATGGTCGAATTCCTGTCGGGGGTCGAGGGCATCCTCATCGTAGTAGACGTTGATATGATGTCCTTTGTAGCTGATTTGCTCGTAAAGGTTCATTGGTTAATGGTTTTAGGTGTTGATGTTTGTTTTTTGCCGAACGGCACTGTGGCTCTTATTACAGGACCTTACGAACTCTTCGGTCAGCTCATCCCGCTCATACTCGTCACAATTGAAGTCGTAGAACATTCCCGAGGCGGCCAGCATCTGATAGCCCTCCTCGAAAGTGATGTCGTTTTGGTGGAGATACCTGTCCACCATCTCCCAATGGGCATATTCTTCCTGTTCGTGAACCTGCTTCCGATATTGTCTGTACCATTCGGGAAACTCCTCTTTGGGAATCTGGTATTCCAACTGCAGGTCGCGATATCTTCCCGGCGCCAGCAGCAGATGTCTTTCTATGTATGCACGGACTTCGGCAATGATTCCTTCAACCGTGAAGGGTCTGTGTGAGCGTGCCGTAAATGCGATTCTCTCGTACGGGAATGTCCGGTAAAACGGGTGCGAGAACTCAATCCTCACACCTTCTTCCCGGATATGGGTCACGATGTAGATTGCGGGGCCGTCATACTTCTGGCGGTTGACCATCTCGAACGTCTCCGTATGCACATGCAGGTAGTGATCCTGCTTCGTTCCCCGCAGGAACCTTTCAAGCTGCCGCATCGACTGGGTGTAGATGAAGGTTCCCTTACGGCTCCGCCCTCCGCTGAACGCGCCGAAATAATACCGGGCAGTCTTCCGATCCTTCACACTGAATTCGTCGGGAATATGGAAATAGGCCTGGTAAGTCAAATCCGTGCGGCAAAAATCATAAATCTCCTGAAAGGTTCTTGTTTTCATAATACCTCCTGTCCGTTAATCGTTTGTTGGCAGGCAGTCGGGAAACCGCCCTGTTCTGTAAAATTCTTCGGCCAGTCTGTCGGCGGTCTTTGCCAACCCTTGTTTCACTACAACTGCCTTCGCGTCTTGTGCGGCTTTTTCATATAAAGCCAACAAAGGTGGAGCCGGCAATCCTTTGGTCTCCCAGACCTCCCTGGCCGTGGCACTCATCTCCACCTCGCACCCTAGATGCTCGGCAGTCAGTATGATGACAGCATAGGCGATATAAGCAGGTATTAAAGAATCATTACTCGTGTTCTGCATGTCGTTTCGTATTTAGTCCAGTTCAAATTCATCTTCCTGAACCTCGATTTCCTTTCCGCTTCCGCAGATGCGGGCCAGCCAGGTGTATTGAAGTTTCTCTACCAGTTCAATGCGGCGATAACCCATGTAAGGCCGGTGCAGGGTGGCAATATCGCCGGGGGTTGCTTCTTCGTTCATATCGCTTCATCTTTTGTTATTTCACTTGGTCTTATTCTCGGTCAACGGATTTCAAACTGCACCGCGAAATTGTATTCCCGGACCAGGTTGACAATCTGGGGCACGGTCATCGGGTCGCTGCCGTACGGAAAGAAAATCGTTCGACAGCGCGTCAGGCAACGAACTCCGCGTTTGCGCAACTTGTACAGCAAATAGTCTCTGCGTCTTAATTCTTTCTTATTCATATTCATGGGTTTGTATTTAAATTTATATTGATATGATTGCCAGCCCGGGGCATTACTGTATTCTTTTGATGCGGGAGCCTCCGACAAGGATGCTCATCTTGTGCTAACAGAGATGAGCATCGTTTAAAGGAGGAACACCTGAATATACCGGTCCCTCACATCATACCTGCCAGGTTACTTTTACCTTTTACGCCATTCAGCCATTTTCTTCTTGATGTCGATGTCGTTGTCTCGGAGCATCTTCTTCAAGACAGCCAGCATTCGCCACCCTTCATCCTTGTAAAGGGTTGCCTTGAGGATAATGAAGTCCAGCGACTGGTTTTTGTTCAGACGTCTTCCTTTGTCGTCAGTAATCAGACAACCGTGGAAGCGAATGAGATTCTGCATCGTGAAGTACGCACCGGCTCCTTTGTAGGCATCCATCCACGTCTTGCTCTGTGGCGTATCATGGCTCAGTCTGATACGATGAGCATTGAACTTACGAACTGCATTATATAGTTGTGTGGCGTTTTGAGCGTATTTGATAAGGTTGGCCGCGATGATTAACGGCGTGTACACCTTGCGGTCCAGGTCCGAAACGAAGATGTCACGACCATGGATGCGCTTGTAAGGTATTCCCTTGCATTTTCGTTCCTGGAGATTGTCCACATGTTTTTTCAGCCGTTCAATATAATGATGGGCCATCGCAGAAGCCACCTCGTTGTTGAACCAGCGGTTGCGTTCCGCAAAACCGTTCGGGTCACGACTCTCCATCTTCATCTGTGCACGAAGTTCATCCAACAGCATCTTCCACTGGTATTCATACCCCAGCCGATGAATCATGGCCGTTACCCCAAGTGGAGACAACCCCCGGTATGGCGCATAGGAAAGCATGTGAAACATCTGGGCCATTACCCATCGACGAAACAGACGGCGGTTGGGCACGTCTCCCTGACTGGTGATATACGAGAAGATCGGATCGTTGTCATCGAGTATGGTCAATTTGCCATCCTGATTGGAGGCGACGTAATCCCCGCCGTTGGCACCCTGCATGGCGAACAGGTGGCTGACATCCACTCCGACCAGGCGGAGAGCCTCAATTCTTTCCTTCGCCGTTTTCGGCAAACGGGCAGGATTTTCCGCACCATTGAGGTCTGCACCACAACGTGGGCAGGTCATAATGTTTTCTTTCTTCTTCTTTGTCATTTCCTTCTTTTTAATGATTAATTGTTTTCAATGTCTATCCACTGTCGAAGCAACACCAGGTCCTTGTCCCGGGTGCTTTGCCAGAACCATTTGCCCATGGTTTCAGCGTTCCACCTGAACCCGTTGAGCAACTGGCAGAGAATGTACAGTTCCAGCTCGATCTGTGCCTTGTCCCGGCGTTCTCCGTAAAGCATGTCCTCGTCGTCCAGGTCCTTTTCGGGAAGAGCCAGAAAATAGTTGCGGGACCGACTTGCACTACGTTCCGAGGGCACGGAATGCTTGTACCGAAGATACCGCTCCTCGATTTGAGACAGGAACTCTTTCTCCGTACAAGGTTCTACCCCCAGACTTCCTTCATAGTTTCCCTCACGAATGACAGAGCGGCCATTCAGTCGCAGGCTCCGTGAACGAAAATTCACACTGAATTTTGCGCCGTTCTCGACAGCTTGAACTACTTGTTGATAAATGTTCTCCATTGTTTTCTTTCATCAAAAATTACTTGCACTCGAACCCCTGGCGCATCACTTTATCAATCTGATAAATACAGTATGCTTGTATCCTGAACCGGGTGTTCACCGGGTTCAGGATACAAGTAGCCAACTGTATATTGAAGCGGGCTCCCCTGTACATTGGCGGCTGCGCTACCGTCTTGCGAATCCTGCTCAGAGCGGCACATCCCTTTATAAACTCGATATGGGCAGCTTGTGACTTCGGGCTCCGGATGTCATAACCAGCTATTGGCTGGAGATGACATACGGCTCCCGAAGTGTTGCAGAGCTGCGCACTTGAACCTCTGATCCCGAATCCGCGTGCCCCATGCCGGGCTTCCGTATGTATATATATATATATATGATTCTCATGACTGTGGCACATGACTTTAATCAAAGCGATGTACATTGGGAATAATGAGCACGCCACGCGGGGCAGAGTGCTCGATAGAGAGTTCAGCGCCGCACTGGCGTGCACTGTATTCCCATTGTAGTGAATTTGTGTCCCTTGAACCATTACCCCGTGCTGGGTTCAGACCCTCATAATAGCCGACACATAGCTTTATCCGTTTGATGAATCCCGCGAACCTCCATCTTGGAGGAGTCTGAAGGATGGGGGTCGCATCCTTCAAGACTCCGATAGATGGATATTGTGCGCGGGTAACTGAATGCTATTCCTCGGGGCCGGCTGATGTGTTCCAGTGTCAGGATGTCAGACAGGCGGCACATTGCTTTACTATTCCGATATTTACAGGAGCGAGCCAGATCCGGAGAAGATTCACCGGTGGGTAAACCGGTGAATCAACGGACTGATCTGGCTGGAGAACCTGTAACATTGAAATCCTGTCCTCCATCCACAAGCCGTGTGCTCGGCATCACTTACAGTGAAGCGGCCAGCGTATTGTAGACCGCTCGGCTGGTACGCAGGGCATTCTGCATACAACCTATGGAAAGATAACCCTCGACACGGGGCATCTTGCCACGATTGGCCGTGACGTTACGTCCCGTACCGCGGACAATACAACCGTCACATCGCGCCGGAACGTATCCCAAACCACCGACTCTCCGTTTCCCGGTACTCACACCCCGCAGGCAGTCCATCACGAACTTGTTCAACTCGTTCAGGTCCCGTCTTACATTGCAGACTGGAAGAATCTGGGTGGCCCAGCAATACTCGCCTTTATAAAGGTAGCGGTTTACGGCATTCACGGCTTTCCGCAGGCTCGTACCACGTTTACGGACGGTCAAAGCCTCGATGTTCTTCTGGAAGGCTTTGATACGTCCTGAAGAGAGTGAAATCATACGTCCTTTGATGCTGAAGCCGAGAAATTTGAACCATCTGTCTGCCGTGAGGTACTCCACCTTCTTCGGGTTGAGCTTCATTTCCATCTCTGCCAGCCGGTCTTGCAGTAGGGCCATCGCTTTGGGATAGTCTTCACCGACAAACAGCATGTCGTCCGAATAGCGGACGTAATAGCCGTTCATGCTGGAAAGCTCCTCATCCAGCTCGTAGAGCAGAACGTCGGCCAACCAACTTGCTACGGCACAACCCTGTTTAAGGGATTGGTAGCTCCGCTGCAGTCGGTTGTCCGTATCAAAGTAGAGGTCACTGTGGTAATATTTCCGCAGTACCGTGATCAGTGCCGAATGTCCGTGCCGGGATTCTACCGCATCGAAAGCACGGTCGATATATCGCAGGGGCACGCTGTCGAAATACTTGCTCAGGTCGGATTTCCAACCGAGGCATTCATCACCTGACATTCTTGTCATCTCCCGGCTCACTTCCAATACCACCTTCCCGCAACCGATACCGCTCTGATATGATTTGCAGGAACGGTGGATTCGGTCCGGCATCAACTCGAACAACAAGTCATTTGCAATGCTCAACAGCACGCGGTCAATCGGTTCGTTGACGTATACCGTGCGATACTCTCCGTTATCCTTGGGTATAAGTGCGGTATGCGGAGGTGAAATCTCGTAGCAGCCGCGCTTCATCGCGTCAGCAATTTTCAGCCGGGTACGCTCGTCGCACAGGCAGATGAGTTGGTCTTTACGGATGTCCTTGCCAACTCCTTTTTCGATAGCCTTCGTCCATCTGTCGATGTCGAAGAACATTTGTAGGATCTTATCTGTCATAACATTCTTGTTTAGAGGAAATCCATGGCATAGTCTCGTGCCTCATCGAAAGTATTGAACCCTTTTCCCGGCACACAGGATATCGCCCAGTATCTCAATGTCCGGCTTTCAGCCCTTGCCAGATAAATCTGTCCGATATAGACACCATCTTTGAAAATGTCATGGTGCTTGTCTCTTGTTACTCTTATCATACCCATAGTTCGCTTTCCAGATACAAGCATCATACATCAGCTTTTCGGTGACGTGTTTTCCTGACCATGAACATGGCAGACTACACAAAAGGAAGGGGACTGTCCTGAAGCATGGGCGCCAGCCTGCAGCACATCTCGTATGAGGCTTTGTTGCGCCCGTCGATGGACGCCGGCTTCTGCTGCGCCATGTGGAGAATGGATGCCTTCACCAGACGGAAGAACGTCTGTTGCAAGGTGCGATGCATATAAGGGATCGATTCCGCAAAGCGGTTCGTATCGAAGCTGTAATCGTTCAGCCGGCGTTCCAGTTCCATGGCCGTCTTGTATTCACGACACATAGTCAGTTGTTCCGGGGCATCCCCGAACCGGGCGCTGTGGAGCTGGCGTTCCAGTTCGATTACGGCCACTTCCAGCAGAAGTTTCAAGGCTGTCGGGGTCCCTATTTCGTGCTGTTTGCCGTCAGAGGTCTTGAAGGCAATTCCCACGAGGGTGTTGTTCTCCTGCATCTCCTGAAAATACCCCAGGACTTCTTGCAGCATTTTCACTTTTTCTTTATCCATAATTGTTTTCTTTCTTGTTATAAAATTTGTTTTTCACTACATACCAGCGCATCACCGACAATGTAGTCGTTCGAATCCGGATAATGAGCGCGAAATATTACAGTCGCATCCATGTTCAGGGGGAGCCCCAGCAGCTTACCCTCCTCGTTGATAACCATCACCGTGTTGTCGTCAAAATAGACGATCTCGATAATGCCTCCGACCATTTTCTGCATCTCCTCCAGGCGAAATTCCGACCCGTTGGCAGGAGCCACCTTTTCCCGGGAACCGTCTGTGTGAAATATCGTTGCCATGACTTCCTCGACGGCGACATCTTCCTTGGGTGCCGCATCACTCTCGATGATGCGGACTTTGTCTATTGTATCCATCTTATTTTTCGTTTTTTGTCGGTTTCCAACTGCAATTCCGTTTGACCGCCCGAAGTTGCCCGATGAGCAGTTCGAGAAGCCCACGGGAATAGAGGCGGTAATGAAAGGCCGCAGAGTATTCACACACGTTTCCCATAAAGTCCACATACTGGCGTTCCGGGTCAACATAGAGAAGTGTTCCCTGTATTTCGAGCGTGTAACGGTTTTTCCTGATCCAATCGAAGAATCCGAAAAGGTCTTTTACATGGCTGTAGAAAGTGCAATACTCGTAATGGTTACGGCGCAGGTCAAGCAGGCGTTCTGCCATTTCCCGGCGGTGCCGGTCATCGTCTGCCGCCTTACCCGTATCAGAGACAAGGTTGCTGATGAACATCCTTTTTCCATCCCGCAGGAAATAGTAGGGCGTTACCGTAATGTTCCCGTTATACCAGCGGTTGCTCTCCACATACGGTTCTCCATGAACAAGTTCCGGGTGGAAGCCCATCATTTTTAGGTGCTCGTCAATCATTTTTTTGATTGTCTCGTCTTTCAGGTACAGGGGGCGTTCGCCCCTGAAATAGCGGCCGTCTCTCGTGAAACAGAAGGGATACAGGTCGCCATAGTAGGCTTCACCCACGAAAAACCAATCGCGTCCCATCCGTGCGGGAGGGACACACTCGAAAAGGAAGTAATAATCCTCCCGTGTAATCTCCCGGAAAGGTGTGCATAGTATCCTGACGTAACGTCTCGTAAGGAAGAGGATCTTTTCAGGTGAAACGGCCACCAGGAAAGGATTTCTTTCCCGCTCACGCAACTCCTGCAATGTCTCCCCGCCATAATCACTGTGTATGCCGTCATGCATCGAGGTGAGGCACGAACCGTCGAAATACCGGCTGTCAATTACATACCTCATCGTCTTACAGATCTGTTTTTAACACTTGTCTGGCCGCGGACTCGGCATTGCGGGTGAGTTGGCGTTGCCATGCCTGGTTGCGGGGTGACCACTTGAACGCATGTCGCTTGAGTACCGTGCGCATATCCGCGTCGGGAATCTGGTCGAAAAGAATCTGGAGACGGTCCTCGGCATAGTTCCAGACAACTTTCCCCTTGTCGAAGCAGACCACCTTGTTCTCCTTGTTTTCCCGTTCTTCCTGCTGTTCGCGGACCTTGCGGGCGATTTCAGGCAGTTTGAAAATGTTGTGGCGCTCCGTCACCACCGGTTTCGTGAATTTCGTGTTCCACTCCCGGATATAGGCAACGGCACGCTCTATGAGTTCCACATTCCCTTTTCCTGCAATCGTCGTGAGTCGTCCGGCCAGATTGCTCACGAAAAGCCCCCGGTTGTAGCCTCGTTCTTTGCCCGTATCCAGGGCATGGATTGACGTGATGGTTCTGTCCAGGTCTTTTTTCAACTCCTGCCATGCTTCTTCCTGACGCTGTTCCTCGGGCTTGGCGGCCTCAATCGCCTTGGCGATGGATTCCAAGGCGCGTTCCCTCCACTGCATGAAGTTCTCAACGGCCTTGCGGTAGGCATTGTCCGCCTGTTCGCATTTCCGGTTGTTGAAGCGGGCCGGGCCGACAATCATCGCACTGAAGCAGCGGCTGTTGGCGGCAATGATGTCCGAATAACGCTTCTTGTAGTTTTCCAGATAACGGCCACGCTGCTCCTCGGGCATTCCCATCAGATCGTCGTGCAACTGCCGCTCGTGGCTGGCAATTTCAGATTCCCCGCGTTCCTCCGGTGAATGCGAAGTACAGTTGTAGGCATCGCAGGCACGTTTGAAGAACTCTTCGAGATAACCCGGGTGTGCGACCTCCACAACTTCCCATTCTCCGAAATTGTTGGCAGGCAACACCTCTTCCTGGCCGGCAAATCCTACCAGATGGGAGTAACTGCAATAGCCGTAACGTTTCCCTCGGAATACGAACGGTACCGGGGCACTGTCCGGGGCATCCTTACGCCGCACCATGGTAACACGATGGGCGTTTTCTCTTGTCAATGTGATTGTTTTCATATCTTTTTCTGATTTTGAATGTTTCTCGATTTATCTCTGCATTTTGGCGGCATATCCCATTGTGGCAACGAAACCAACCTCAATGCCGACAGGATAACCTCTTTCCAGGGTCTCCTCCAACTGTTCCTTGTTCTCGATCTCGGCTTCGGAATCATCCGCGTAAAGCCTGTATAGCGTAAAGGTTCCCGTTTCCCACAGTCCACGGACCTTTTCGCGCGGGACAATCAGCCAGACGAAACCGTCGTCACGGGTAATTTTGACCTCCGCTTCAGTATGCCGGAGGGCACGTCTTTCCTTGATGTCCAGCGCCGCCATCCAGACGATGTACATCAACGCTTCATGGCGGCTGCGTATCCGGGGGCTGTCGCAAATTCGACACACGGCCTGCCTGAGCGAGTCAAAGGAATCGGCCTGAAACTGGCGGGCAATATAGTCTTTGCCCGCAATCGCGTCGCAGGCTTCGTCGGCACGGCCCGACTCCGGCACGGCCTGAATATCCTCCTCTTCAAGAAGGATTTCCTTATGCAATTCTTCCAGATAGTAGCAGGTTTTCATGGTTTCTCCTTTTTGGGTTTGAAAGTAATCTTGGTCCTGCCCTCATAACCGAAATGCGCTTCCAGCCCGAAAGCTTCGGCATCGGCGGATATGCTACAGATGTCCCATATGCTCAATTCCCCTTGGCAGATGATGACGGTGTTCTCTTCCAATATTTCCGGAGATTTTCTCCGCAACGCGGATCCAGAGCAGATGCCGCGTAGAATAACTCCTCTATGATGAGCGGTAAGTTCATTTTTTTCCATTTTGTTTTTCATTCAGTTGGTAGACCTCTTTGCCGGTTATGCCTAATAAATTGCATGGATACGGGAAGCCATCATACGCTTATTCTTCCGCTTCGACGCCGAAAATGTTCGACATCGTGCTGTCGAGAGCGTCCTTGAAACAGCCGCTCACGCCCCAATACTCAAGTAATTCGTCGGCAATCATCTGCATCTGCTCGTCGGTGGGCATGTTTCCGTCATATCCGTATTCATTGAGCAGAGCACGGCTGATTACCACGCCATTTACCTCATTGACTTTACGTTCTGCTTTCTGCCGAAACTCCGCGCATTCTTTATCCGGCAGCATTTCGCACACCAAGTTGTCCGTAACCAGTTCCGTAATCTCGCACAGCCGGTTCATCAATCGTTTCGGAGAAGTTTTGTCCGTAAACACATGATATTTTCCCAACCCGTAACTGTGCCAACAACTCTCTCCCGGAGTCTTGTCCCATATCGAGCAATGTAGTTGCGGCACCACATTGCCGGTGTAGGTTGGCACCATGCAACCATGTTCATTTTCAACTTTCACCACCTCGTTCCGCCAACTGAGACTGAGTTTTACCTCTTTACTGCCCTCTACAAGCGAGATAGTCTTCGAGAGGCGTTTTTCTCCCAACACCGCGAAATCGTATCGGTCGAAACTGAAACCGTTCCGGCACGCAGCATTGATGGCATCTACCTGTTTTTGTGTCATGGTTCCCATATCTTTTTATTTTTAATCTTCAACGGTTTCAAATACATAGACGTAAATCGGCTCATGCTCATGGACTTCGTTGTATTGGTCGATTGCCTTATTCATCTCCTCAAGGTTTTGCACGGTAGTTCCCGTAATGTCGGAAACCATATCAAATACTTCTTCCAGGTCCGTGCAATACTCGTCTTCTTCATCCCAGTGTTCCACCTTGTAGCGTTCGGGGAAATATATACCGCCTGCGTCGTTGGTTTGGAAAATGCACATTCCCGGCTCTTCGGAGCGGAAATAAAAGGTCAGCGAGGGATATTTCTCCTGCAGGAAATGTCGCAGTTGCTGCAATTCGGACCAGGCGGTCATCGTATAAAAGCGCAACTCATTATCTTCAATATCGACAATAAGGCCGGACCATTCCCCTCGGCAATAAACCTCTTTCCAACTTCTGCCAAGCAACGTTACGAGGTTCCCGAGCCACGTTACACCAAAGTCGTTCTCCACAAGAGGCTTCTCCCGCTCTTCAAGCGACTTCATTTTCTCATACAAGTCGCGCACTTCTTTTTTGTCTCCCGTCACGACATAGGAGGTTGAACACCAGTTTGGCATAGGCTTCGTTTTAGAAAAGTATAGGGGCATTTCGCCCCTACGGTTGTTACTAATTGATATTATTTTGCATTATTCCCGAATGCCGGGCTATTCCACGAATGTGTACCTGAGTAACGGTTTGCCGTCTTTGAGGATGGTGAATGAATCACCCTCCACCTGCACATCCTTGGCCTTGGGCCACCACAGCCACGAGAGTTTTCCGTCAGCCTTGACGAATGCGACGGCGTTGGTCTGCACCTTGCCGATTTCACGCACACCCGTATCCTTGTCCTGATTGGACACTCTGACACACCGCCATTTCGAGCCGAGTGTCATTTTCCTTTTTACATCTGCTAAAGTCTTCATATTCTCACGGTTTTAATTCTTCGTTTCATACGCCATAAATCCGGCACTTGCGGTTGCACTTTCGCAAGCTGTCGGCAGATAACGGGTAGCTGCGGTTCATCCAGTCGGGAAATCCCTCGCGGAACATCAACTCTGCCGTGGCGTACTCCTTGCAGAGTTTCCGGCGGCGTCTTAGGCGGTTGGCCCGCTCTGACTGGATATGTTTCTCCGTTTTAGGAGCTTTCGGCACCCGCCACTTCCCGGCGGCAAATACCGCCTCATAGTCCCGGCACAGCTCTCCGTTACGGTATGCCATCACACGGACGCTGGGCACCTGCCCCAATGCGCCGTCTCTGGCAAGCAAGTCAAGCGTTCCCTTTGCAACGCTGAAACTGGCAAAGCACCCGAAACTGCGGGTGCGTCTTGCATCAAATACTTCGATCATATCATTTGTCCTTTTGATTGGCGGGCAATTCAGGGTACAATCCTGACATAGTGTATATCAATGCCCGTAATGGAAAACACGCGCACAGTTCCGGCACTTTCCCGGCAACCGTGCGCGCGCTGTATCCACATTCACTCTTCGTCGTCCTCTACCGCTATGCCGGCGGAGAGGTTGCATATTTCCTCCAGCGCAGACTCTATCTGCACCAGATCGTCGATGTCGAACCGCAATGCCTCCGAATCCTGCTCCCACACCCTGCGGGCAATGAAAACCGCCTCATGCAGTGCTTTCTGGGACTCTTCCAATGCAGTCTTTACATCGTCCACCGTGTACCCGTCACCTCGTGCGGACACACTTCCGGCACTCTTTTCCGCCGGATTGTTGCGCTTTCCGTTCACGCTACGATACCTTTGGCCCGATATGAAAAGGGCGTATTTCCGGCATACTCGGGAAATACGCACCTTTCCGACAGATACGAAAATGGCAGGCGCCGGCACTTGTCAGAGCGTCGGGCCTGTCGCTATCTGTGTATTTCGGGCAGAGTTTTCAGGTCTGGGTCGGACGTTATGCCGCCTTTTTCTCGCTTGCGGTTTCGGGCATTTCCGCCGTCTCGGTCGTGGCAGACTTGGCAGTCTTGGCGGACTTTTCGGCCTTTTCAAGTCCCGCAAGGTTCGGGGCAAAGTTCATGGCATCACGGATTGCCTTTGCCGCCGCATGGATAGTCTTGGCAAAGTCGCGGTTCGACTTTTCGAGGTCTACTTTGGTCGGCACCAGTCCGATACGGGCCCACACACTGTCGGTCAGGTCGTAACGCTTGATGCGGTTGTTACTCTTGTCGCAGATGATAATCTCCGCCGGAGTTGTGGCACGGAATTTCGAGCGGATACCGTCGGCGTCCGCACGCAGTTTCTTTTCCTCCGCAATGGTGTGCCACATCGTTGCGACCATGTTTTTGATGACACGGAAAATCTCGTTGTCCGATTTGTCGGCAGGCTCGAAATCCTTGCCGAAGAAGTGCTGGGCGGTTTGCACCGTCTCGCCGTCCCTGTTGGTCGAGTTGTAAACCAACATAATACCTGCAAACGTACCGATGTTTGCAAACTGCTCCTTGTTCAATTTAGAAGTTGCCATAATGATAAATTTTAGAAACTCTGCGCAAAATCACGCATTGCGGGCACTCCGGAGTCGAACCGGAGACCTCACGCAATAGCGCAAGGCGTGGCAAGCCGTAGCCACGTGCCCAAATTTACCGTGCATTTCACCCTCACGGCAAATTTTTTCGTAACTTTGTCGCACCTTATAACGTACCATATAACAGGCTATCCAAATGAGCGTATTTTCGGCATATCGTGTTTCTGCGTACTCACGCTTCACCGTGTCGTCGCGCTGTGCCTGCGTACTCCAATTTCGGCAGGGCGTTTCTTTGGCACGTCCCGAATCTTTTCCAATTCGGCAGCTAACTTGCAAGCGGTCGCGGCTGGTGATTATGGGCATAACATTGGCAATGCTCTTTTCTCAAGCTCCCGTGCGGATAGTTTTTACCGCATAGCGATTTTTATCTCCGAGCGCACAAGGGCGCAATTATGGCATTATTTTATCGCCTCTCTTTTCCATACGACTCTCACCCTCCCAAAATCACGGGTTTTGCGTATGCGGACTAAAAACACGTTTTTAGACCGTTCCAATTTGCTACATTGGTTTGTAGTCCCGCGCGGTGTGGTTATTTGACACCCTCTTTAATCGTTCCAAAACGAACGGGCGAATTTTCGTTTGTCCGAGCCACGAAAATAGGTTTCCCACAAAAAAGGCTCTTTGTTTCTCGCTCTTGCGGATTGGTTTGTCTGTTTCTTTTTTCTGTTTTGTTTTTACTTGTTTTTTTATTCGTTTTTTCCGTACCTGTTGGCCGTTGTTGTTTGGCTTTCGAGTACACTGCATTATAAAACCGTTTTTTCATTCTCCAAAACTTTTTCGAAAAAAAATTTTTGGAATGACTTGAAAAATTCTTTTTCCAGATATGGAACGCACGCGCGCGAGGGATGCTTCTAAATAGTTGAATGTCAATATTTTGTAAAAAAGCAAAAAATTTTTTTCTCTTTGCAAAAATCAAAAAAGCACCGTTTCAACGCATGTAATAATCTGAAATCTTGCATAAATGACTGTTTTACAGATTGTTGCAGGTTCAATTTAATTTTAATAAGGTATTTAATGGAAAAATATTTTTTTCGACTTTCAATCTGTAAGCATCAAAAGCAAAAAGGGCTGTTTTGGTTTACTTTTGGATAAAGTAAACATACCAAACTATTGATATTCAACGGTGTAATAAATTAAAAAAAGATTGGGGAGGGTATCCGCCCAGGTGCGGATTCGGCATCTCTCCTCGGCCCATTTTTCCAAGTCCGACTTTTGAAAACGGTCTAAAATGGCCATTTTTAGATAATATTGTAAGTAGACCTCAAAAAATATATGGTTGGACGGGGGTCAGATTCAGCCTGACCGACCTGTAGAAAGTGTGTGCGAGACGAGTGCTGACAAGCAAGCGGCTGGAAAGTACAGCAAAGTTACAAATTGTAGGCATATACAGACTTTCAAGGATTTTATGCGGATTTCGCTATTACGGGAGTTCATATGATGGTACTTTATATACAGCGTCATTGTTCGCTCCTGGACTGCGTTCGTACCACTTGTTCAGGTTTTATTTTCCGGGAATCACTGGCAGTCAGGAAACAGCGTTTTTATTCAGTCCATATACCAGATACAATAATTTGTTTATGAATATAGTAAGAAATATATAGACACGGCAATATGCGTCCGAATCTTACATATTTGTTTATTTTTTACTATTTTATAAGAAAAGGCGCAGTTTATCGAATCTTCTTATCCTATCTTTGTGAGATATATTGTATATTTGTCTTACGCAGCCATATCCTATATATATGTATATATGATTTTCGCAACGCGGGGGATAATAAACTGAAAGTTGTATGAAGCGCAACGAGATTCAAATCAATCAGCCGGAAGAGGGCCAATCCTCAGGTTCCGGCATACGAAAAGGTTTGGCGGCTGCCAACATGAAAACCGGGGAATTTGGAGTGGTGAGCCGCGTGGGAAATGATTGTGTGGTAATGCCGATACGTTGCACAGTCGATGGAACCCTCTGCCAGGAGGAAGTAGTAATGCCAGAGTCAGACTGCTGTCCGGCCAGTTCAGAACAGAAGAAAGTCCTCCAACGCCTGTTCAATGGCAGCCGGCTTTGCTGGGACCCGCGTAAGGCAGTTGTAAGGGAGAATGGTTTCCTGCCTGCCGATGGAGAACGGATCCGCATCAGCGTGCTGGGTGAACCTGTTGCTACAGGGATTTTCAGGCATGTTGACGGACAGGGCCGGGCTGTGTTCTATTGTCTGCTGATGGAGAACGGCTCTCTTCGATGTAATGCATCAGAGATTTTGGGAGCAGTCCATGATTATCAGTTTCAGCCGATCGGCTCGACCGCACGCAACAAGCTCTCCAAAGCTATGGAAGCCGCCAATGTCGTTTGGAACGGTCACCAACGCTGCTTCGAGCGGAAAAATGTCTCTCCCGGACGCAGGGAATTTTATTACTATTTGGACGAGTATCTCCAAATACGCAGAGTGCAGGACACCTACAAGCCCCGCGACCGCAAACGTAAGGCGGCGGGCAACTATTTCGCAACGGCAGAGGATGTGCGAGGCGTCCGGGAATGCTATTTGGCGATCCTGCGGCTGCACCATGGTGCCATCCCACGAGAAAAAGAAGACAGGATGAAGGAACAGGACGAATAAAAAAGGTTTCTTTTATTCATTATTTTTTAACTGAGGAAAGAGATTTCTCTTTATTTGATCCTTTTCAAAACGGTCTCTTTGTAAAAAAGAAAAATCTCAAAAAAACAGGCGGCGTAAGCCGTCTGTTAGTTATAGGTTCTTTTTTGTTTACTTTTTTCTTCCAAGAAAAAAGTCCTTTCCTATCTACTTATATACTTATAGTATTGTTGATACATTTGTAACAATCCGATTGAAACATTTGTAGCAATCTCCATGGTACAAATGAAGCATTGCACCAACATCTACACCCTCTTTCCCAGTTCTTCAATCTCTTTATTTGAAATGGAGAGAATATTTCTCTCCATCGTGACAAAGAGATGCCGGCCGACAGCCCGGGCATCGAGGGCTGACGTAGGTGCATTGAGAATCTCGATGAGGCGTTCATAAGCCTGTCTGTCCCAAAGATAGTCATACATGCCCTTGAGCGGTACCCGTTCAAGGAGACCCAAAGCTGTCATCCTCCTGACACACCGGTCGAACAGGCGTGATCCTATGCCGGTATTGGCCATGTGCGTCCTTTTGCTCCGAAGCGTATCGAAGCCTTTACCGCGCAGTCGGGACAGGTCGGCCATGTAGAGCATGAAAACGATCTCTTCCGGATCGAATACTCCCAGCATCCGGCTGTAACATTTGAGAAACGGCGCACCTTGTGATGCGCCGTTTCTCCTGTTCCTACTTTTCCCCATCGTCTCCTCCTTTCGTAAGCGGTGATTCCGTCTCTTCGTCCTGGATGGCATCGTTGAGATAACAATGCTGGATTTTACGGTTGATCATCGGTTTGTAGACTCTGTAGCCCAGCTTTTTCGCATATCGTCCGACGGAGACCCGGTTGACTACTTTCCCGGTGGTCTCGGAGAGGTATCTGGCCATCTCCTCGTAAGTCATTCTTCTTTTGAGTTTCATTCTTTCAGCATTTATGGTTCTCAGGTTAAGAGTAGAACCAATTAATGCCAATGGTTTGCAATTAAGATGAATTAAACATTGGGCGGAGCCGGGTAGTATGAGGCGAGGAATTAACTTGATTATGGTCTGCCACCCGGCTCCGCCGAAGTTATTTTGCCATCAGAAAGGTTATCCTGTCGATAGTTGGTCGGTTTGTTTCGTCCAGCCATTCTCTGGCCACATTCCATGAGAGGGACTTGCCGAACTTGAAGTTCTCCATCGTGATGGTATGATGCGAGAGTCTTCCTTCCGTGGGTTTGAGGCCCAAATCATGGAGCTCGCACAGGCCGTTGTGATAGAACGTGCAGAAACCGTTATCCTCACGAATAGCCTGTACCATGGGCACCATGTAAGGCAACCTGCCCATGACGAGTCCTACACCCCATAAGGTAGGCGCCAATCGATTCCTGTAGCCGGCCTCAATGAGGCGAAGGATGTCATCAGGGGTGCCCAAGCAAGGAGTGCGGCACTGGTTACGGCACTTCTCACACTTGCAGGAAACCGGTTTGCGCCCGGTCTTGCGGATGATGCGTTGTAAGGCTTTCTCCATAATTACTGGTATTCAGGGTGCATTCTTTTCCATAACTCAATGATACATTCGCGTCCCACCTGTGTCCACCGCTTGGCTGAACCGAAGGTGAACACTTTCCCCTGCGCGTTCTCCCAGGTATAGGGGACGTCGCATTGCCATGCCCTGTACGCCGGGAAGACAAGCCATTGATGCTTTTGGTACTTGCAGATGCCTTGTTCGAGCAGGAACTGGTGCAGGCTGCGCGGCGAGATGTTGAGTTCGTCGGCAATGCGTGTGCTGCGGAACCACTCCCTGTTTTCGATGAAATCATCGTAGAAGGCTACTTTGGGAATAAAATCCCGGATAACCTTCCTATGTTCCTCGATCATGGCAAGAGCCGTATCCATATCCGTGGGCAACGGCCTGTCCAGACAGCGAATCTCAAGGCTCTTGTATTCCCTCCTCCGCACGGGACGCGGCGCTATGTCCGCCGTAAGACGTTCAATCTGCTGTGCACACCAGTCGGCCAATCCCGAGTCGGGCGCTATCCAGCGTGTCAGAGGAACCACTAACGGCGATTCAATCCATGTAGCCCCCTTGCCACGTCCGCGAGTCGTAAAGATCTGGAATTCGTAACGGTCAGTTTGTCCGCTGCGAGCCATCTCACGCCGCAGGGAATCCGTAGCTGTAATTCGCAACCACTCGGAGGGGATTTTCCCGAAATGCATCGTGATCTGCGTGGCATTCACCATCAGTTTGTTACCCATCTTGCGGAAAGTGACGGGAAAATCCGCTTCGTAGCTCAGCACAAAGTCCCGCTGCCCGTGTACGTGCATATCTCCGGCTTCCAGTTCCAACAACTGGTTTCCCCAGACCTCCAGCTCATCGATGAGGTCTCGGGGTAGAATACTGTCCTTGCGGACCAATTGCAGAAGCCGTCTCATGTCCGCAGGACGGAATCCCCAGAGTTCGCGGCCGTTGGCGCGGAAGGGAAGCCGCAGGGCTGAGGGACATATCTCGGCAATCGATCCTTTCTTGATCAGCTCATCCCGTTTGAGTATCTCGCATACATCGCTTGCACAGATGTGCACTTGTCCGTTATGACTCCGCGACACCCGTATGCTCCAGTCGCGGAACGGCACGTTCCTATATTCTTTCATGAATCTTTGTCTTCGTTGGTATTTCTGTTTTCCTGTTTACCTTTCTTTTCGCGTAATGTCCGCTTATGTGCCATTTGCCGGACCGAGTAATAGGTCCGCTTCTCCCCACACAGGGAATCGTAATCCTGGAGTTGGAGAGTTCCCAGATCCTGCAACTCGATTTCCACGTTGGGATGCAGGTGTCGAAAATAGAACCCTCCGCTGCAGATGTATTTACCAGTGCAGCAAAAAGAAATTGCCTGCAAGTTGCCTTTTGTCAGTTCAGCCGCACTATGAAGCGAACGTGTGATGGCCACAAGAATCTGTGCTCCGTTGAAGATGAGCACCATCTTTGGTCGTTTAAAACTGCTACGTCTCATGATGTTCTAAAATTTGCGTTAATTCCTCATTCGTAAATCTAAGCCCGGCTGATTGAACCAGCCAAGTGTCTGAAACCGTAAATCCATCGATAAGCATTTCGGAAATCCGCTCCAGAAGGTAGACGCCGAAAGGAGGCTCGATGTAAACGACAAATAATAGAGCCAGACATTCATCAATTAACAGATGCCCCGACGCCTCGTCGCGGATGAACAGCTCCTCCTTGTCTATTCCGTATTGTCGGCACAACTCCTCGATCCACAGGTGGAAAGCCACCCGGAAATCAGCCAAACAGTGACGTTTTTCGTCTCCGCGGCTCTGAATAAAATGCGTTGCGTCGAAATAGACCGGAGCGCCCTTCGGCGGCGTTCCGAACAGCAAATCGGGAAATTCCTTGTACCGGATGCTCCGGCAAGGAACCTTCATAACTTTCATCTCTTGATTCTCATTTCTTGATCCGTTGTTTAATAAGTAGACATAAAAGTATATCTTTTGCGTGTAAATATA